ACCAAGATTTTGATTACCGCGTTCGTGATCGCATCAGCAGCGAATTCAGCAACGTCAGCGTGGACAATGAAATTCACCGTGTTTGCCGAGCCGACTTCTGCACGGATCACAGCACCATCACCGCCTGCATCGAACGAGTCCATATTCAGGCTCATACCAACAACCATGTCGCCAAGAGCGACGCCCGGAACAGTCATGCTGATGGACAACGTGTCGCCAATCGCTACCGCGTCTTGATCGGTAACGGTGGCGGTAACTGCCCACATCTCACTGAATGCCCCGCCGAACTGCTTGTTGCCCTGCTCGACATTTGAAACACTAATCGTATTTGCCATGATGAATCTCCTTTAAGGTATGTGGAGGGAGCCATTACAGCCCCCTCCGATTCATCAAGCAGGCACTATGAGCGCAATGCCGGCATACGACCGGAGCGTCTTGGTGCCATAGATCGTGTCGGCAGTCACCAGCGTACCAAGGTACTCTTGCTTGTACTGACTCTGGGTACGGATACCCATTTGTTCAGCGTGAGCGAAAGCATCCTTGTGCAGCATCAGGCAAGGACGGTACTTGGTGTCAGTGTCGCCGGTGAAGTCGGTAGTGATACCGTAAGCATCCACATACGAAGCAGACAGAGTCGTGCTGGAGAAGTTCACCGCTTGCAGGCTGTCCGTACCCTGAACGTGAATCCACGGGCAGTTGGACGAGGTGAATACTTCCATGCCGTAGACGTTGCCGAGACGACCCGTCTTGATGGTGTCGCCGTTACCGACAAACGCCTGCTCGGTGAATCGAGGGATGCCGCGCAGTACGCGAGCCTCAACCGGGGGGATGATGAAGTTGAGTTCGGACGAATCAACATCGGAATCCTCCAGCGTCTGCATGGCGCGGCGGATACCCGCGTCAGTCAGTGCCGTACCGTTGCCGGGGGTAGCACCGGAGAACGCCGTCGAGCCGTCGCCGCCGATAACACCAGTCTCATACAGATTGGTGTTGGCCGGGGTGGTGTTACCCGATTGCAGGTAGTGGCCCAACAGGTGCAGATCTTGGTCGACCTTCTTGGCGAGCGCGTAACCGGCATCCTGCGTGTAGAACTGACGCATGGACGACAGGGCTTGCATCTCAGCCATGTCTTCGTACAGTTTGCTGTACTCGAACCATTTGTTGATGAGGACATCAACAGAGGTCGCGGTGTCAGCAACCAGGGTCACAACCGTCAGATCAGCCTTGGCAGTAGCAGAGCCACGAGCCGGAACGGGGATGTGCAGGGTGTCGCCCTTCTTGCCCTTGAAGGAAATCTTGGTAACGAGGTTGGCGAGAACAAGTTTGGACTTGTACGCCGCAAGCGTTTCGTCTGACCAAAGTTCAGGAATAAATTTGTCTGCGGTGGTGAGGGTTACGCCCCCAGTAGGATAAGCCATGATGAATCTCCTAGATCAATCGTTAAATTGACCCCACCGAAACTTAACCTACTTGACTCGCTTCTCCGCGTAAGCTGCAAGAATCTCGTCAGACATGGCCTCGTACTTGGCAGGGTTTGTCATTTTCAACCTGATGAGGTCAGCCCTGCGATAGATTTTCCGAGAAGATTCCCCGCTACCTCCGGTATCAACTGCTGCGGCCTGCAATGTCTTGGTACGGGAGGATTTCTCCTCATCACTTACCGTAACTTGCGGTGGCGCTTTAACTGCTCGCAGTTGCTTGAAGGTGCTCAACAACTCGTCTGCTGCATCGACATCGTAGCCTTCAGCTTCCTTGAACAGTTTGACCCGTACCTTGGACTCGCCAACCCATTTCGCAAACTCTGCGTCTTGGACGACTTGCCCGAAATCGGGGTGCAACTGCATCAACTTCTGCTGCGCCTGCGCTCGCATCGCCTGAAGCCCGTATTGCTGTGCTTGCTGGACATGCGGGTTTGTTTCGATCTGCCTGCGAATTGCCTCTTGCGGATTCTCGAAGAAATCAACCTCTTTCGGCTGTTCCTCTTGTTCCTTTGGCTTCAGTTGCGATTTGATTAGCTCATCAGTAAGCCTGCGAAGTTCGCCCGCTTCGTTTGCGTACCGGCCAAGATTTGACTTGTCCTTCTCCGCAATCTCGATAATCTCCTTTACAGTCTTCCCGCGATACCGCTCCGGGAATTCCTGAGAGACAATGCTTTCGGGTTTTACTTCGGTACTTTCCGCGCTCTGGGCCTCGATTTCCGCAGCCACAGTTTCAAGTTCGCCAACATCGCCTTCGATGTCTTGGATTTCAGCCATTTTTCATCCACTCCTAGGTTAGAGCTACGATTTGCACACGTTATATACGACGGTTACTAACTTGTCAAGCGTGGTTACTTACTCACCATGCTGAGCGCGTTTCGCGGCCTTCTGGCGAGCATTTGCTTCCCTGATGGTTGCCCACCTGTCGTGAGCACCTGGAAACGCCCCCGTGATGCCCTCCAGAGCCACTCTGGGCATACCGACGATCTTGTACATCGTCTTTCCGCAGATACATGGGATTTGCGTGGCCTCGATGTACCGCTCGACCACATTCCCGCAATCTGGGCATTTCAAGTCAATCAGTTGTCTCATCCTGTAGCCCCTTGTAAGCGTTTTCACTGGTTTCCTTCAGGGATAGCATCCAACGCATCATGGAAATCTCACCGCGCCGGAAGTGAAGCATCTTTTCGTCCTGTACCGATGAAAGGTCGTTTGTCGCGGCAAGCATCTGTTCGACATCAAACATTAAATCCTTCCACGCTTCCTCTCCCATCATGCTCAGTCGTTGCTCATAGTAGCGTTGCAGTTCTGGCGTCATCACAACTCTTCTCCCCAACGAATAACCACGTCACTCGATCCATTCACTGAATTATTCGCCACGATCAGGTAATCACCTCGAACTAGGTTCAACTCAACGTGGCTGTTCGGGAACTCGTATTGCACACCAACTCCAGCCTCCACGTTGAAGGCGTCGATGAACTCTAGATTGGCAACCGTTATGGCCGTTGCTCGTACTGCCCCTGCGTTCATATCAGTGGAATCGGACTGGACATAGGAATATTTCCCGCCGTATCCGGCCACCAGAGTCTCGCCAGTGATGTCGGCGGCAGAGCGGGTACGCCATAGTTTGAACGTACATTTCTTCGTGTTGTTCAGACCGATGGAGTGGATATGCACCGTCCGTGTATTAACCTTGCCGTTGATCGTCAGCGGGTTGTAAATAACCAGAACAGGAACGTCTGCGCCGTTGGTCGCTACTGCTGCTGCGTAGGCAGAGGCAGCCTCCTCGTCAGTTTCTTTGCCGTTCTCGGACGTGATGTCGCAGCACCCAATGTGGATCGCCACATCAGCCGTCGTGCGGGTAGCCTTGTAACAGGCAGGCAGCGCCGGGTTGCTCATGCTCAGAGCCGTCAGCGTCCCGAGCAGCGACATAGTATGAACCAGCACGTTGTTGATGTAGAACTTGTAGTTTCCCACACCACGCCACTGATACTGGATGTCGTAGATGTTGCCCTTCTGAACGTCGAAGCCAGAGACACCCGTCGTAGTGATGAGTTCCTCCGCGACTTCAACAGTCAGCGACCTGCGTACCGCGTACAGCAAGCCGTTCGCCTTGAGCCGGAAGAACACACCGGCATCTTTAGTCTGCACCCCCCACTCGCGCACACCATCAGCCGTCTTGCTCGGACACCATAGCGCCGACGAGAACAGCACTCCGCGATTCGGCTGGTACGGAGGGCATTCTCTCGACTCAAGGATCAGTGCAGTCTTTGCGGCAGATGTCGTGAGAACCCCCGCGCCGTCTGTAGAGACAATGTTCGTACTGGTATAGACCTGCGTCCCGTTCTCATACATGAACCACATCTTCGGAGAGATGTCGAAGGTGAACATCCCGTGGAACAGGGAGTATGGGAGGGATACTTTCTGGATGCCCCATGCATCCTCTGTGAGATCGCCAGTGCCTAGCGTCCCGCCATTCAGCCGCATTCTTTGCGGGTATTCAGTAATCACGTTCCGCTCCGATACTCAAGGCCGCTTATATTCACTGTGATCCCTGCGGCAGAACCGATACCCTGAACGAAATCGCCAGCATTCAAGACTTGCGATCCTGTCCATTGGATCAGCGTGTTCGCCGGTACGCTCACTGTCGGGAACAGCATGTTTGCTGTCGTGGCACTTGCACCCGTCGGGACAAAGTGTATTGCCGCCGTCAAAGCACCGCTCGTCGTGTTCGCTATGCACAGGTCAAGCACCTCCGTTCGCATACCTGTTGGAACGGTATAGACGAGCGTACCGGCCCCGGTGGTGATTGCACCTTGGCCTAGCTTTTTCAAAATGCCCCCGTGTTATAATGTCGCAATGCAAGGAGTCGGCAAACCCCTTGCATCACTTCCCCTACTATTGCTTTCAAGGAGCAGATAGCATGAGCAAACGACATCTTACCGCTGAAGAACTCCGTAGTCTTATCCATTATTCGCCTGAAACTGGTGTTTTCACTAGAAAAGTGGAGCGTGGGCCATTCAAAATTGGATCAATAGCCGGCACAACATTAAACACTGGATACAGAGCAATAATCATCTTAGGTAGCCCGTATCAAGCACATCGACTTGCTTGGCTATACATGACTGGAGAATGGCCAAAGCATGAACTTGACCACATCAACCACGATAAAGCCGACAATAGATTTTCAAACCTTAGAGATGTCATGAAGTTTGAAAACCAGCAAAACAGAAAATCCGCGAGGGTTGACAACAAAGCAGGCCTGCTTGGGGTTTCTCCATTGGGGAACCGTTTTGTTGCTCAAATACAGGTAAATAAGCAAAAACTACATCTTGGAGTTTATGAAACACCTGAGCAAGCACACCAAGCATATTTGTCGGCAAAGATTTCACTGCATTCCACTTACAATGTCTGACTGTAATGGAGATTTTTTAATCTGATCTGACGCAATTTTTGTCATTGTCTGCATCTTTGCGATCCGCTCATTGCTGTCAATATCTTTTTCAGCAATCATCAGTTCAGCAATCTTCGCCCTGCGCTCAAAATCACCAGACTCATCGTCTTCAGATAGATTGTTGCTCAACGCCGAAATCATCTTCGCTTTTGCTTCTTCTGGAGCGAGTTGCGCTTCAACCGTGGTCTTCTGCGCTTCGGCCTGCAACTTCTGCACTTCAGCCTGCTTCTTCGCCATCTCAAGCTGCACACCCTGCTGCGCCATCTGCTGCTGCTGCGGATCAGGTTGCGATTGCTTCGCCATCTGTTCAAGCATCTGCTCACGGTTGTTCAGCGAGGAATTCTTGATGATGCCCTGCATCAAGATCGGGGTCAGAGGGCTGTTCGCGCCGAGCGTCTGGATCAGGAATGCCAACTGTTTCTGCTCGTATTCACGCGCAATTATCCCCAGTGTCGCCGTCGGGATGAATTTCACGTCAGCACTCGGATACCGTTCAGGAGCGAACTGCATGTACCTCCAAGACGCCTTGTAGATGAAAGGAATCAGGAAATCCTCTTGGAAATTCACCAGAGTACGCTTGTACTTCTTAATCATGGTGGCAGTCGCCATATCCATCGACTGACCATCCCGTGCTACTGCACTTACCGAACCATTCGAGTCAATCGTACCCGTCGCCATCAGCAACATGCGCTCGAATTCCTTGCTGGTCGTCATTGCTGCACCGTCATTCGTCCCGAAATGGAACGGGAAGATGATTTCGTTCGGTGCACCGTTG